GCGCGAGCGCACGCAGGCCAAAGCCGCGAAGACTCGCAATCAGGTCGAGGCTTCATTCACGGGCCAGCGCTTCGGCGCCCTGGTGACGCTCTATCCGCTGGTGCGAACGAATAAGCATCTCGGTGGCTGGTGGCTGTGCCGCTGCGATTGCGGCGGCGAGATCGAGGCGTGGACCTACAAGCTCAAGCGCGGCGTCAAGACCAGTTGCGGTTGCCACATCCACGCGCGCGCCAAGCGCGCGGCACACTGAGGTCATTCCATGCTCAACCGGGCTTACTCACTGCTTGAAATCAAGCAGGTCGACGAGGACGCGCGCTTTCTCACGATCACCGGCATGGCGACGACGCCTGCGGCCGACCGCATGAATGATGTCGTTGAGCCGATGGGCGCGCGGTTCAAGTTGCCGTTGCCGCTTCTTTGGCAACACAAAAGCGATCAGCCGCTCGGCCAGGTTACTCATGCCGATGTCAGCAAGGCCGGAATCGCGATCGTCGCGCGGATCCCCAAGGGTGTGACCGCCGAGAATGATCAGCGTGCGGCCTTGATGAAGGCTGGCCTCGTGCCGGGTCTGTCGATCGGCTTCAAGTCGCTCGAACATGAGGTCATTCCCACAACGAAAGGCCTTCGCTTCAAGAAATGGGATTTCTTGGAGTTGTCGGCGGTCACTATCGCGGCAAACCAAGAAGCATCCATCACCATGATCCGTTCGATCGACACCGCGCAGCGGGCCGCGACAGGCCAGCACGCTCGCGACGGTGTGCATCTCAACCCACCGGGCGCCTCCGGACGATCAAACCCGATTGCCCTGGAGGGCATCAAAATGAAAACGACCGCAGAGCAAATCACGATGCTGGAAAACAAGCGTGCCGCGAGCGCGGCGCGTCAAGAAGCCGTGATGCAGAAGAGCCTCGACGAAGACCGCACCACCAGCGCCGAGGAGGCAGAGGAGATCGACAATCTCGGTCGCGAGATCGAGGCGGTTGACGCGGATCTGGTGCGGTTGCGCCAGATCGAGAGGACAAAAGCGGTGGAGGCAAAGCCGGTGGCCAAGGCGCCCGAGACCGCCCACGAGGGAAGCCTCGCGCGCGGCGGCCTGGCGGCCTATGCGACGGTGGCACCACGAATCCCGAAGGGCGATTACGTGCTGCGCTCGCTGGTGTGCAAACTCAAGGCGCACTGCACCAAACAGTCGCCCTACGAGGTGATGAAGCAGGAATACGGCGACGACGAGCCGACGCGGGCGGTGCTCAACGTGATCACGCGCTCGGCGACGGTACCGGCCGACACCGTGACGTCGGGATGGGCCAGCCAGTTGGTCAATACGTCGATTGCGGAATTCTTCGCGGCACTGATGCCGAATTCGGTTTATCCGGCACTGGCATCGCGTGGCGGGAAATTCTCGTTCGGCCAATCGGGCATCGTGTCGATGCCGACGCGGGCGGCGACGCCGACGATTGCCGGCAGCTTTGTGGCACAGGGAGCGGCTATCCCGGTGCGGCAGGGCGCATTCTCGGCAATCACCTTCACGCCGAAGAAAATGGCCGTCATCAGCGTGTTCACCCGTGACATCGCCGAGCACTCGACGCCTGCGATCGAGGGTCTGATCCGCCAAGCCATCATCGAGGACACTGCAGTCGCGATTGACTCGGTGCTGCTCGATGCCACGGCGGCGACGACCACCCGCCCGGCCGGATTGAAAGCCGGTGTCTCTGCCACGACAGCTACTGCGGGCGCCGGCATCAACGCACTGATCGGCGATATCCGCGGGCTGACCGGAGCACTGATCACCGGCTCAAACGGCAATCTGCGCTCGCCGGTCTGGATCATGAACCCGGCCGATATCCTGGCGGCCTCGCTGTTGCCGGCGACTGCCGGCGGCGGCGAATTCCCGTTCAAGGCGGAACTGACGGGCGGCACGCTGCAAGGCATGCCGGTCATCTCAAGCAGCAACGTCACGGCCGACACCATGCTGCTGGTCGATGCCGCGGACTTCGTGTCCGTGACCGGCGACACGCCGCGGTTCGATGTGTCCGACCAGGCGACGATCCATATGGAGGACACGACGCCGCTGGCGATCTCGACCGTCGGTTCGCCCGCCACCGTGGCCGCGCCGGTGCGCTCGCTCTGGCAGACCGACTGCATCGGCGTGCGCATGCTGCTCGACCTGAACTGGGGCATGCGGCGAACCGGCGTCGTTGCCTGGACGCAGACCATGACCTGGAATTGATAGACCAGGATTGATGCAAGCCGCGCCAATGCGGCTTGTTCGTTTCACATGAAACAGGAGGCCATCAACATGGCAAAGGAACTTCGCAAGACCAAGGACAGTCCCGACGTCAAGGCAATGCTGCAGGACGCGAACGAAGAACGCGCCGTTGCCAACGAGGAGGCAATGGAGCGGATGGACTCGGCGCAGCCGACACCGACGCAGGAGGAAAACGATCTCGCCCGGCTCGGCATTCAGGTCGACGAGAAGGAGCCGGACGGCAGCGGGCCGACCGTCATCAGAAAAACCGTCGTAGCGAATGTGCCGCTCGGCTACGACACCAAGGCCGCGTTGGCCAACGAAGCGCAGGAGGGTCGGCCCGAGGGTCGGTCATTCTCACGGCCCCGGTCGGAACCGAAGACGTCATAGCGATAACCGGCGGGGATTGACCAATGCCTCGAGTCGTCGTCTCAGCGACAATCCCCGCCGGCCAGTCTATTTCCAATGCGATCGACCTATCGGCTGGCGACGCAGCATTCTGCCATATGCCGTCCGGGTGGACGCCGGCACTGCTCTCGTTTCTGATCTCCTATGACGGCAATACGTTCGGCGATCTTTGCGACCAGAATACCCGCGAGGTCACGCTCAATATCTTACCGGGAACGGTCATCCGGGTGGAGCTGCTGCCTGCCAATGTCGGCTGGATGAAGTTTCGTTCCGGCTCTCGCTTCGGCTCGGTGATACAAACAGCCAGCCGGACCTTCACCATCATCGCCGAGTCATGACCTGATGCGCATCCTCGGCCTGCCGATCCCGTTCACCGGCGAACACAAGGCGCTCAGCTCTGTGCCCTATGGCAGCAGCTGGGGCGGGTATCCGATCATCCACGAATCATATCCTGGCGCCTGGCAGCAGAACGTTTCGATCAACACCGACACGGCGACCTCGTTTCATGCCGACTTTGCCTGCAAGACTTTGATCGCGCGCGACATCGCCAAGTTGCGCGTCAAGCTGGTCGAGAAGGACGCCAACGAGATCTGGTCCGAGACGACCAACCCGGCATTCTCGCCGGTGCTGCGCCGGCCGAACGATTACCAGACGCGCAACCAGTTCTGGGAATGCTGGGTGCTGTCGAAGCTGTCGCGCGGCAACACCTACGTGCTGAAGGTGCGCGACAACCGCAACGTGGTGATCGCGTTGCACGTTCTCGATCCGACGCGGGTGCAGCCGCTGGTGTCGGACGATGGCAGCGTGTTCTATAAAGTGAGCGGCGACAATCTCGCCGGTATTCGCGAGATCACCGTTCCGGCGCGCGAGATCATCCACGATCGGATGAACTGCCTGTTTCATCCGCTGGTCGGCACGCCGCCAGTGTTTGCTTCCGGTCTCGCCAGCATGCTCGGCCTCAATGCACAGCGGGCGTCGGCGCTATTGTTCCAGAACAATTCGACGCCGGGCGGCATTCTCACCGCGCCAGGCGAAATCAGCGAAATTCAGGAACAGCGCATCAAGGAACAATGGGAGCAGCGTTTTTCCCGGCAGAACCTCGGGCGCGTTGCTGTGCTGTCGGGCGGTGCGAAATATGAAAAACTGCCGATGACCAACGTCGAAGTGCAGATGATCGAGAACCTGAAATGGTCCGCCGAGGTCGTCTGCAGCGTCTATCATGTGCCGCCCTACAAGGTCGGCGTCGGCGCCCTGCCCTCCTACAACAACGTGCAGGCGCTCAACGTCGAATATTATTCGCAGGCGCTGCAGTCGCACATCGAGGAGATCGAGGAGTCGCTTGATCACGCGCTCGGCATCGGCTGGGGCGAAGGCCTGGGCACCGAATTTGACACCGAAACACTGTTGCGCATGGACTCAACGACGCAGATCGCCACGATCCGCGATGCGGTCGGCGCCGGCGTGATGGCGCCGAACGAAGGCCGCGGCAAGCTCGACCTCAAGCCGGTCAAGGGCGGCGAGTCGCCATACCTGCAGGAGCAGAACTTCAGCCTGGCCGCACTCGCCAAGCGCGACGCGCAGGAAGATCCGTGGGCGTCGAAGACACCGGCACCAGCACCGGCACCAGCCAACGACGACAACGCCGACAAACCAATGGACGATGAGAAGCTTGCCGCAATCAAGAACATCGCGCGCTGGGGCGCACGATCGATGCTGGCTGCGTGAGGGCATCATGGATCATCGCGTTATCACCGCCCTGCTGGAAGCCATCATTCCCGAGGTGAAGGACCATTCGGCCAACCTGGTCGCGCCGATCAAAGACGAGCTCGAGAAGCTCGGCTTTCGGCTCACGCGCCTCGAGAACGACGAGCCGGTTCGCGGCGAGAAGGGTGAGCCTGGTGCTGCACCGACCATCGAGCAGATCACCGAGGCGATCGGCGCGCTGCATGTCGAGGCGATCGTGCGCGACGCGCTGACGGCGGAAAGCCACAAGGGCGGCATCGATGTGCTGGCGCCAGGCGATGTCGCAGCGGAAATGGCCAATGCCACCGCAATGCTCGCCGAGCCATTCACCGGCCGGACAGCCGGCGCCGAGAAGCAGTTCGCCAAGCCGCGCAGTTTCCGCTTCGAGCGCGATGCCGAGAACCGCATCGTCGCGGCGTTCGAGGAATAGCGATGCAGA